AATGACGCAAGTAGTAAAGATGCTGAAAACAATAAATACGATTGTAGACCTATGATTGGTTTACCAGCTTTTTTTAAAGGAAGTTAATATGATGGAAATGGAAATGTCACACTTAATTTGGAATGTTATCTTAACATTAGTCCTCGCGCCGCTTGCATGGTGGCTCAGAAACACTTATGAGGAAATTAGAAGACAAGATATACTTCTAAATAAAACTAGAGAAGAAATAGCACGAGATTATGTATCAAAACGAGAAATGGCAGAAGATATGAACAGAATATTAGATGCTATTGAAAAACTCAACGATAAACTAGACCGAATAAACGAGGCTGCAGCCAAAGAATTCAGACTTTAAACTTTCTATTTGATATAAATAGTAGTTAACAGAGGATTTTTATATGGCTACACCAACTAGTAAAGCTGAACTTATTTCATATTGTAAACGACAACTTGGAGCTCCAGTTGTAGAAATTAATGTAGATGCTGATCAAGCTGACGATATCATGGATGATGCAATTCAATTTTACAATGAATATCACTATGACGGTTCAATCAGAACATATCTTAAACATCAAATTACACAAACTGAAATAGACAATCAGAAAACAAACTCAAATGTAACATCATCAACGGGTGGTGGTTCAGATAGTGGTGCTACTACATGGCAAGAAGGTAATAATTATATAGAATTACCTGAGTCTATTTTATCAGTTATAAAAGTATTCAACTTTAATGATAAATCAACAAACAATATGTTTGATTTAAGATATCAATTAAGACTTAATGACATATATGATTTAACATCTACATCTATATTGTATTACGAAATGGTACAACAACATTTAGGTATGTTAGATGATATATTAGTAGGTTCTCCTTTCATGAGACATAGTAAACATGGAAACAGACTTTATATAGATATGGATTGGACAAATTCTATTCAAGCCGGTGAATACATACTCATAGAGGCTCATAGAGCTCAAGACCCTACAACCTTTACAGACATTTATAATGATCTTTGGTTGAAAAAATATGCAACTGCTAAACTTAAAATGCAGTGGGGAACAAATTTAACAAAATTTGAAGGAATTCAATTACCTGGTGGTGTGACTCTTAATGGTAGACAATTAATAGATGATGCTAGAGAAGAAATAACCAAATTAGAAGAGGAACTAAGATTAGGATATGAATTGCCTGTAATGGATATGATAGGATAAAAACATGGCAATAACAAAACCAAGTAGAAGTATGTTGAGTACTGGAATCTCAGATTCTAGTGATGCAACATTCTTAACAGCAGACAGTTCAGAAAACGCCACATTCGCTGGCAATCTAACAGTATCAGGAAACTTAACTGTAACAGGTACAACAACTCAAGTTGATACAGTTACAATGAACGCACAGAACGCTGTGTTATTCGAAGGTGCAACAGCAGACTCACACGAAACAACACTAACAACAGTAGACCCTACAGGTGACAGAACAATAAGTTTACCAAATGTATCAGGTACTTTACCTGTATTAGCTGCAGCTTCAGTAACAGCGGTTACATCTACACCAGAAGAATTAAATATTATGGACGGTGGTACTAGTGCTAGTTCAGTAACAATAGTTGATGCTGATAGATTTGTATTAAACGATAATGGAACAATGCTTCAAGTAGCGGCGTCGGCTGTTAAAACTTATATTGGTTCTTTTGATACAGATGCAGCTCAAGTATTCAATGAAAGTGGTAATGATGTAGATTTTAGAGTTGAATCAAATAATAATGCTGATATGTTGTTCGTTGATGGTGGAAACGATAATGTTTTACTAGGCACACAAAATCAAGGTCATGTAAGACTTAATCAACAACTAGGACTAGCAGTTACAGGGAATGTGTACGGTGGAATTAGTATGGTTACACATTCAAGTTCAGCAGGTGGTAATAGGTCACTTTTAGATTTTAATAGGTCAAGAAATACTACTATTGGTAGTCATACTGTAGTAAATAGTGGGGACTCACTAGGAACAATAGTTGGTAGAGGAGATGACGGAGATGAGTTTTTAGATGCCGCTAGTATAGATTTTGAAGTAGATGGAACTCCAGGAGATGGAGATATGCCGGGAAGAATAGTTTTTGCTACTACAGCAGATGGAGCTAGTTCTGTTACAGAAAGACACCGTATTAGTAATGGAGGAAAAGCATCTTGGTCAGCAGGTGGTGTAGGCACAGTAGCAACACAAGCTAGGGATTTTACTTTTTATACAGAAGGTTCTACAAATGGTGTAGATATAAGAAGTAACGATTACCAAATAGCATTTATTGGAGCTGCAGGAAGTAGTGGTGCTGGAATGGATAAGGGTTATATGCAATTATGTTTAGATGGTGGTGCTAAAATTGCCTTTAATACTGATGGAGATTCATATTTTGACGGTGGAGATGTAGGGATTGGAACAACATCTCCTGGAGCTAAATTAGAGATTAGTGGTAAAGATGATGCAGGTGCTGGTGATTTATTAAGATTACAATTTGATAATTCCCCAGCAGATACAGGAATAACATTTACAGATATTTTAGATGGTGTTAAAAGTAGAATTACTATGGATGCTGCGAATACAGCAGATTTACGAGTATCTTCAGGTACTCAAATGCATTTTTATGGTGGTACTACAAATGGGACTGGTAATGGTCATTTAATGATAAATAGTAGTGGTCATGTAGGAATTGTAGCAGCAAAAAGATTCTATCTAGACAATGCGAGTATTGCTAGTGGTGATACTTATATAGATGAATATTCTGCAAATGAAGTAGGAATTACAACAGGTGGTTCTAGGAAGTTTGCTCTAAGTGGCGGAAACTTATATATCGCAGGCTCAGTAAACGCTAATCATAATTTCTCAGATGAAAGATTAAAAGAAAATATTGTTGTAATACCAAATGCACTTGAAAAAGTAAATACTTTAAGAGGTATAACTTTTACAAGAAAAGCTGACGGAAGTGTAGGAACAGGAATGATAGCACAAGAACTAGAGGTGGTTTTGCCTGAAGCTGTCTATGAAGCTAAATCGATAGAATCTTTAGAAGATTCTGATGCTGTAGAATACAAAGGTATTAGGTATGACACAACAGTTGGGTTATTAGTAGAAGCTATAAAAGAACTATCTCAAAACCTTGCTGATAAAAATCAAGAAGTAACAGATTTAGAAAATAGAATAGCAACAATAGAACAGAGATTAATCTAAGATGGCGACAAATGTATTTTTTAGTCAATCAGTACAGACTGAACAAAATCTTGTAGAAGATTTAATTGTTGAGTCTTTACGAATGTATGGACACAACTGTTTTTACTTGCCTAGAAAAATAGTTAACGAAGATACAATTTTAGGAGAAGCTGCAGACTCATCATTCGAAGATGCATACGAAGTTGAAATGTATTTAGAAGGTGTTGAAGGTTTCGAAGGAGAAGGTGATCTTTATTCTAAGTTTGGAGTAGAAGTTAGAGACACTGCAACATTTATACTTTCTAGAAGAAGTTGGGAACGATTTGTTTCACTTGATACAAATTTAGCTACAGGTTTAAGACCTAATGAAGGAGATTTAATTTATTTTCCATTATCAAAAAGTGTATTTGAAATAAAATTCGTAGAACACGAAAATCCATTTTATCAATTAGGTAAATTATTTGTTTTTAAAATGACCTGTGACTTATTTGAGTACTCAGGTGAAGACTTTGATACTAATATTGCAGCACTAGATACAGATTTAGAACTAGCACAGGCAGCTGCTATCACATTAACATTAGCAGATACTCCAACATTAAGAAACTTTGTTGCTGGTGAAACAATATCACAACAAGTTACACCTTCAGTAATTATCACTGGTACAGTTTCAGCTTGGAGTGAAACATCAAATAAACTTACAGTTTCTAATATTAAATCGAGTGATACATCAGGTGATTATCCAACTTTCTTATTGACAGATACTTCTGAAGGTGTTATTGAAATGGAAGACACTTCACGAGGTGATAAGATTATTTTACAAGGTACAGGACAAGACGGGTACTTTATAGATTTCGAAACAGGAACAGCTGGTGTAGAATTCCCAAGTTATATTACAGATGGGTCTACAGGTACAGATAATATTGATCTTGAAACAGCTACACTAGGTGATTCAATAGCTCTAGAAACAGGTACAGGTGACTCAACAGCTTATGACAATATAGTTCTAGAAGATGACTTGTCATCTAGAAGAAGTATTAGTTCTATAGCTTCAGAACAAGAACTACCAACAGACCCAGGAGCATTCAATTTAGAAATTGAAACTGATGCTGATGGTATTATTGATTTCTCAGAAGGTAATCCTTTCGGTGAGGCTACATAATGTTTGGAAATCATTTTTATCATTCAACTATTAAAAGAGCTGTCTCAGTATTTGGTACACTATTTAATAATATTAGTATTGTAAGACCTGGTGGTGAAACAATTAAAATACCTCTAGCTTATGGACCAAGACAAAAATGGATAGCTAGATTACAACAACAAGCATCTTTAGGTTTAGATGGTTCGACAAGAACAGCTATAAGTTTACCAAGAATGGGTTTTGAATTAACATCTATAACTTATGATTCTACTAGAAAACTTACTAAAAAAACACAATTTAAGAAAGCTGTAGCTACTAATCCATTACAGATGCAATATCAGTATGCTCCTGCACCTTATAATTTAGGATTCAGTTTAAGTATTTTAGTAAAAAATACAGACGATGGTTTACAAATTATAGAACAAATCATGCCATTCTTTACACCAGACTATACTGTAACAATTAATACAGTACCAGACATGCAAGAAACTAGAGATATACCTATCATATTAGATAGTGTAACACAAACAGACGATTATGAAGGTGATTTTCAAACTAGATCAGTTTTAAGATACGATTTAGAGTTTACAATGAAAAACTATATCTATGGTCCAGTTACTAAATCTGATATCATTAGAGAAGTTAATGTTAGAACTTACTTAGAACCTGGTAGTGGTGAGATATCAAATGTTCTTACAGCTGGTAAAGTAGGTGAAAGAACAGTAACACCCAACCCACCTGATGCTGATCCAGACGAAACATTTACATATAATGAAACAACAAATTTCTTTGAACAACCAACAGTAACTTATCAGGACGATAAAGATAGCGATCCTAAATAAGCATAAATAATTATTATGAGTAAAGTCGATCAAAAATTAGACGAACTTCTTGACATACAAGGAGAAATTGTACAAGTAGAAAAGAATCTACCTACGATATCATCTAATTCTCAAGATAAAGGTTCTGATTACAAATATTCTAGAGAGATATTCTACAACCTTGTAGAAAGAGGTCAAGATGCTATTGAAGGTATATTAGATATCGCAAAAGAATCTGAACACCCTAGAGTATATGAAGTAGCAGGTCAACTTATCAAAACAGTAGGAGAAACAACAGAAAAGTTAATTGATTTACAAGCAAAAATGAAACAATTAGATAAAGATGATAATACACCTGACAAAGTACAGAATAATCTTTTTGTAGGTTCATCAGCTGAGTTACAGAAGTTGTTAAAACAAAATGCACAAAAATGAAGGTTATCTAGGTAATATTAATGTCAAGAGAGCTGGTGTACAGTCTCAATGGACAGAAGAAGAAATATTAGAATACAAAAAGTGTATGGAAAATCCTGTATACTTTATTGAAAATTATATTAAAATTATTTCACTAGATGAAGGTCTTGTACCTTTCAAGTTATATGGTTATCAAGATGAGCTCATTACACACTTTGATGAGAGTAGATTTAGTATTGTATTAGCATGTAGACAGTCAGGTAAATCTATTACAGCTTGTGCTTATCTAGTTTGGTATCTTCTTTTTCAACCAGAACAGACAATAGCAATATTAGCAAACAAAGGTTCTACAGCAAGAGAAATGTTAGCTCGTATTACAACTATGTTAGAGCATGTTCCATTCTTTCTTCAACCAGGTACAAAAGTATTAAACAAAGGTTCTATTGAATTTGAAAATGATAGTAGAATTATAGCATCTGCAACAGGTGCTAACTCTATTCGTGGTTTATCAGTAAATCTTCTTTACTTAGATGAGTTTGCTTTCGTAGATAATGCAGAACAGTTCTATACATCTACATATCCAGTGGTAACATCAGGTGGTAAATCAAAAGTAATCATAACATCTACTGCAAATGGTATAGGAAATATGTATCATAAACTCTATGAAGGTGCAGAACATGGTAAAAATGAGTATCAACCATTTACAGTTAATTGGTGGGATGTTCCCGGTAGAGATGAAAAATGGAAAAAACAAACAATAGCAAATACTTCTGAATTACAATTTGAACAAGAGTTCGGTAATTCATTCTTAGGTACGGGTAATACATTAATAAACGCAAATACATTACTAGGATTACAAGGTAGAGATGCCTTATGGTCTAGAGATAATGTACATTTATATCAAGAACCTAAAAAAGACCACAAATACATTATGACAGTTGATGTAGCAAAAGGTAGAGGTCGAGACTATTCAACATTCTCAATTATAGATGTTACAGAAAAACCTTTTAAACAAGTCGGTATATATCGTGATAATATGATATCACCTCTATTATACGCAGATGTATTAGAAAAATATGGTAAAATGTATAATGAAGCATTAATTGTTATAGAAAATAATGATTCAGGTCAAATAGTATGTAATAATCTATATTATGATATAGAATATCCGAATGTTTTTCTAGAATCAACAGTAAAAGCTTCAGGTGTTGGTGTAACAATGACTAGAAAAGTAAAACAAATAGGTTGTTCTACTCTAAAAGAGTTGATGGAAGAAAATAAACTCATGGTCATAGACAAGTTTACTATTAATGAATTAGTTACTTTTGTTGCAAAAGGACAGTCTTATGAAGCTGACGGTGGTAATCATGATGATTTAGTTATGAATTTAGTATTATTTTCATGGTTTGTTACAACACCTTACTTTCAAAGTTTAACAGATTTAGAACTTAAAAAGATGTTATATGATGAACAACAACAGATGATTGAAGATGATATGGTACCTTTTGGTATTGTTGATGACGGTCGCCAAGTAGAACAAACATATAAAGAAGGTGGTGATGTTTGGACAGTTGTTAAGGATGTACAAGTTTACTAAATTATAAATACTAGGTAATGATGAGATTTATCTCATTTTAACTTTAATAATAAAATTATATTTCGAAATATAAATTTTTAGGAGAAAACAAACATGGCATTTCAAGTTTCGCCTGGTGTACAGGTTCAAGAAATAGATGCTACTAATGTTATTCCTGCGGTCTCAAGTTCTACAGGAGCATATTGTGGTCACTTTGGCTGGGGTCCAGCCGAAGAAGTTA